CCTCAATCCCCGCAATGCCAAGCAGTGAGCGTATTCGAGTCTTTTCGCCTCAAGTCCTCCCGTGAATGAACAGAAAGCGTCCTGCCTTCCGAGCATTGCAAAAACTTTCCAAATGTGATCACTCGAACACGCCAAAAGGTTATCATCAAGCACGTTCCACCCTTCCGTGATCGGCAATTCCCGGATGGTTCCGCCCTCGCGCTTTGGTACGGAACAAAACCAGCAACGGTTGGGACATCCCCGCGACGTGATGACATAGCCATGCTTCAGGTACTTACCCGGCACAAAATCCCCGCCCGGTTCATTCAGCGCTGGTCCACCGATCCTCACCGGGGCGACATGCGCCCACTGTTTTGCCAGCCATTCAGCGCGGGGAAGATCCCACGTGAAGGCGACGGAAACGTGAACCTCGTCGGCGGTATCGAACAGCTCCGGGCCGCAGTTGATCCGCACGAGATCATCATCCGGCGTGGCCTTAGTTCTTCGGGGGAAAACGCGGATTATCTTCATTCCGCCCTCCCCACCATCACAATACTCCCCGCGCTCGCCATCCGGACCCGCTGCGGCCCCAGTGTAAACCAAATCCACATGCACGACGACGGCCGGTCGATGTGCAGGACGGGATACCAGCAGCGGTCGGCATCCTCCATCAAATCCCCCACTTTCACGGCTCGGGCGGCGGTCAGGGTGAGGGTCATAATGACATCACCTCGCAAAGTATCCCGCAGTCGCCGGTAATCGGCGGATCATGGCGGCCCTGTTCCGGTTTCAATTCGTCAAGATAGACGCCTTTTGTGATCGAAAATCCGATATCTCGTTCCAGCTTTGCCCTGCTTGCGAACACCTCGGGAAAGTCGATTCGGATCTTATTCCAATAGCCCATCCCGCCCTTGATGCAGCCGATGCAGTTGTTGTTATGGTATCCAAGGTCATACATGGCAGGTCGTTTGATCCCGCTGGCGGTCATGATTTCGTGGGCCTGTTTTTTGTCGATACCGAGCTCGATCAAGGGAAAAAGGTGTTCCTGTTCGGGCATGTATTCGCGTATCCTATCCGCCCTGTGCTTTTCGGTGCAGTCCATCCCCCAGACCACCCGCAGATTGTCTGTATTTTCATACTCGAACCGCTTTCGGACATCCCGCTTGAGCATCCCCGTGCAGGGTGCTCCCATGATCCGATGGAGAAGGAATTTCCGATAGCGGCAAACCTCTTCGACGGTTTTGAATAGGTCGGACTGCCAAATCTCGACCGGCTTCCCGAACCACGTTTCGCAGTCCTTGACAAATCGCATGGTGTCGGGGTGCTGATCGTCAATGTGGGTGTAAAATATCCGGTCTATCTGGTCGATTGCCAGCTTCGTGGCGACGGCGGACGACACTCCTGCGGAAAAATAAGAGACGGTCAGCATCGCACCTCCATCAACCCCGGTCTGCGGGGAGGGTTAGGGTTGTCATGAGACCGCCTCCAAGGGAAGCGGGGCAGTTTCTTCCAAGAAAACTTTCCCGCGCTTCTCCTCATGGCCACCAATGATGTCAAAAAGGGAAGGCATCGACATTTGACGTTCCGCCGCTTCGCAGTAGGCCGCGCCGTCATAGAAATAGGCCGGGGAAAGCTCTATCCCGACGCCGAATCGCTTTTTAAGGATCGCCCGGTAGGGGACCGTCATCAATCCGGCAAACGGATCCAGGACAATCTCGCCCTCCATGCTAAATTGCTCAATAACCCGGTCGGCAAGGTCGAACTGCATCGGGCAAAGGTGCATTTCCTTGCCCTTTGCGGATTGTGCCCCGTTGAGCGTGAGCATCCGCGTGATGTCGGTCCAAACGTCAGGGCTCCAACTCTGCGGCTGAAGGAGCATGAACGTAACGGGAAGCCTCCCTTGCGAGTCGATCATTTCGCCGATCTTGACATGGTGTTCAAAATTGTAGACGGACGTGAGCGAGTAATCGCGGAATATCTTGAACATCTGCGCGTGGTCCAATGTTTTCAACTCTTCGGGGTCAAGGAGCCTGTCGCCGGAAGAGCGGGCAAACCCGTGAGCATCAATCTGCCATTTTGACCGACTGTAACCAGGTGCACCAGGAATGGCCTTTCCGCCTCGGAAATAAGGGACGCGCTCACCATCTTCCCGGAGACAATCCGGTTGCGTTTTCATCACGGGGGTATCGGCATAACTCTTATCCGTGCTTGTGGGAGGCTTGCGGAAAAGGAGAAGATATTCGGGCATACCTACCCCCATCTTTGTCCCGTCCTTGCACTGTTCCGTCCATCCGAGCCTGTAGGTCTGATTGTTCTCCCGGACAACATCGGTGACAATGGTTTTCATCCCCATGTAGGCAAAGCCGTGCTTTGTGTAGTGCTCGATTGCCCGGCAGTGGAACGGGTAGACGGTTTGGAATCCCAGGCCGGTCATGCCTCCCGGAATGATCCGATCCTTGACATGGATAGCCGCGATCCTTCCCGGCTGAAGAACCCGCAGGAGATGAGGAGTGAGGAAATCCATTTGCTCGAAAAAGTGCTCATTGTTGTTCGTATGCCCGAAGTCGGCATAATTCGGGGAGTATTCATATTGAGTCGAAAACGGGATGGATGTCAGAATCAGGCCGACGCTGTTTTCCTCCATGTCCCGCGTCTCGATCACGCAATCATTGTTGATGATCTTGTGATGTTCCCCGGAAACCTCGATCCTCTCCACTCCCATGGACCGGGAAAGCGCCTTTGTAAGAGATTCATTCGAAAGCCCGTATTTCTTTATGATTTCGCTCATGATTTCAACCATCCTCTTATGTTCCCCCCACTTCCGCTCAAGGGTCTTGCGGATCTCGTTTTCCGCGTCCGTGTAGATCAGGTGGACCGTGCAAGTGTTCTTCTGGAGATAGCGGTGAATACGATGGATAGCCTGCAAAAACTCGTAGAACTTAAAACCAATACCGGCAAAGATCATTGTGTGGCATTGCTGACCGTTCATTCCGGCGCCATACATCATCGGTTTGCTCAGAAAGATAGACGTTTCGCCCGCCTTCCACTGCTTCATCATCGCGTCGCGCTCATCGATGTCTTGCTTTCCATAGAGCGATGAAACGGACATGCCGGCAGCGCGCACGGCCTTGCCGATGGCGTCCTGTTCAACGTCCAGGTTGCACCAGATGATTGCTTGATCCTCGTCACGCCCGGCGATGATATCCATAACCTTAGAGGTCCTCTGCGCCAGGCTGTTTTTCTTCTCCCTTGCCGCCTCTGACACGCCGATTGCCGCATTGGCGATAAGACGGCCCTGTCCCCACTTTTCGACGCCAGCCGTGGAATGATCGCTTTCGACGCGGTGCCATTGGACATCGAGCGGCGGCATCTCGTACCCGTCATCGGGGAATCCAAGGTCGGAAGGCTTTTGCAGGAAGATTCCCCAAGATGCTACCCAGAGCCAGAACTCGCGCTCTTTGTGGGGGTGAATGGTCAGCTTGTCGGCTTTCGTGGAATCCCTCTTGAAAAACCGGGTCTTTGCCTGCGAAACGTCCATAATCCCGAGGTAGGCGGCATAGCAAAGCAGCTCTATGTACTCGTTTGGGGAAGGGGTAGCCGTTGCCACGAAACGATACTTCACGCCATTGGTAAAGACGCCCGATCGATCGTCACCGGCAAGGAGCTTCATGAACTCCCGGAAGGTTTTAGTCCCCCCGAACCCACGAAGGCAAGCGGCTTCATCCAATGAGCACACCGTAAAATTGAGAGGGTCGATCTTGCCGTCCCGGATCGTCTCGTAGTTGGTGAGATAGATCCCTTCCGGGTCCGTCGCCTCTTCGATCCGGCGAATGAATTTCACATCAATTCCGAGCATGGCGGCATCATGAAAAAACTCGGCCCGGACTCCAAGGGGCATGATAATCAGACCCTTTCCGCCCTCTCTCTCCCGCGTGATCCTTACCGCCTCAAGCTGGATCACGGTCTTTCCCAAGCCAAAAGCGGCAAAACAGGCGCGGCGGCCACCCTCCACCATCCATCGGACGATCGCCGCCTGGTGCGGCTTTAGGATCGGGTTCACGCTGATATCATCCATGAACCCTTTTTCTTCGGCGGCGATCTGTGTCTTTTTTAAGAGAAACTCCTGATAGTTCATACCCCCCCCATAATCTGTGCCGCCCATTTTGCGCCCTCTGGGCTGTGCATAAAAGCCTCCCGGTGAGCCATCGACCAATCAGCTGTTTTCGCTTCCAGGGCCAAGGTGAGGCGGTTGGCGGGGGGAATAAGGGGCTCCCTCGCCTCTACCGTCCCCACCTTTTCCTTTCTTGGTGTCCTCTCGTTCGACCCGATCAACTCTTTTTTCCGATTCCAGACGGTGCGCAGGGAGACGCCCGTCTTTTTGGCGATGTCCCGGAGCGGAATCTTGTCGAGAATCATCGGGTCCATCGTCTTGTGGTCGGTCTCGATCCGGCGACCTCCCCATGAGTGCGGGCAACCGAGTTGCCGCCGCCATGTGCGGATCGTGTTTTCCGTCACGCCCCACTTTTTGACCAGCTCCTTGGTGGAGGTTTTGGATCGCAGAAGGGGCTCGTATTCGGTGGAATAGAGGGTCTTCATGCTCGTTCTCTCCGCTGCACGATCATCGCCAATACCGGGTTGCCGTGTAAATGACAGGTTTTATGTCCTGGCTGGTCCGTGGCGGGGTTTTCTACCCTCCGGACGGAAGATGGGGCACCGGCGAAGGACATGAAGCGGTTGGAGTGAGGGGCTTTACTTGACAAAACAGGGGCAAGAGTGCGTTCTACTTGACATCGTTGCGGGTCATCGGATTTATGCAACTTCTCCCCTATACGCTTGATGCACTCCTTGATCTTTTTGACGTTCTCGGGTGACATCTTTTTGGTTTGATTGGAAGATAGGTCGCAGTCTCCTGCTCGCTTTGCCTCTGGCTTACACGCCCCCGGTTCGCGCTCGGGTGTGACGGCTGCGCTCGGTGTCACATTTCCGCAGTGGGGAATACCACCATTAACCCGTCGCCTATCTTCCCTGGCTGGCTCGCTGCGAGGGGCGGCTTTGCCGGTAGCCCGCCCCTCTTTTCCGCTGGATTTCCTACGATCAAGGTTCGATGGTTCGGTACTATTCGCAGCGGATTTTAATTTGTTGGCCGGAGGATCGTTCGTAACACCATCCAGAGGGCAAACCCTCAGCTCCCCGCGCGATTCTATGGGGATCTTTTCAGATGGACTTCCCTTTCCTTGCCCGGCCTTTTCGATATGCGGTGCGGATTTGGGTGCCTTATTTCCGCGTTTGGTGCCCAGTATCGGGCTACTCACCCTCACGGTTTCCCGACCGCCCGTTTTTTCCTCTTTCGCCTTCACCCCCAAAACTCGGCCACAGGAGGCACACTCCACCCACCGGGGATACCTAGCCCGCATATCCCGGTCCTCCCGGAGTTCCCGGCGATGGGAACGGCAGATCTCCTCTGATGGGGTTTTGTGGGGGCAGGTGATCATCCTCGTCTCCTCTCCACCGCCACCTGATCCGCATCCCGTCCGCACATGATGCAGCGGTACAGATCCACCCGGCGGCCTTCCGTCGTCTCCGTCTCCCACTTGACCGCCCCGCCGCAGTAACGACAGCGGGACGGCCGGGGGAGGGTTGGGGGTTTCTGGTGTCGGTTCTTCATGCCGCCTGCGCCTCCGCACACGGCCCGATCTTATCCATGCACCGGCCCGCCTTGAGGTTCGGGCAGGTCGAAAACTGATCCGGATTCGGGCAAGGCTGGCAAGGGCCGCCTTCCCGGATGCACTTGCCGCCGTTCCCGGGGACCGTCACGCCGTGGTTCACGTTGCCCTTGCGGCGGTGATATTCGCAGGGCTGGCAGTTGACCGAAGCGGGTTCCGCTTCACGAGCCTTGCACCAGCTGCCCGTTTCGTTCTTGACCTTGATTTCGCAATCCAGCAGGTTCCATCCGGCCTGATCACAGGCGTCGGCGGCGGAGGTAGCTTGACCTTCCCACCAGTCGTTGTTTTTCGTGTTCCGGATTCGGTAGGTCGAAGTGGCCAGGGGTTCCGGTTCATCGAAGAGGCTGCTTGTCTCTTCAGTGGCCGGTTTCGTTTCATCCTGGGCGAACTTGGCGTCAACGACGGTTCCCGGCTCCGGTTCCTGTTTTTCGACATCATTTGAGGCCGATTCGGGGGCGGCCTCCGGGGCCTCTTTCTTCCTCCCGCTTTTCTTCTTCTGATCTTTCAACGGCATCAGGATCGCCTTTTTCGTGTTCCCGAACTCGTCCCTGCTGATGAAAAAGATGCCCGACAGCGGTTCAGGCGCTGCGAAAACATCCAGGCCGTCGACGCCCTCAAGGATGTCCATCAGGTAATCGATGTTGCACTTGACGCCGACCAGATCCCAGAACCGCCACAGGGAATCCGTATCGCTGCCGAGGTACATCATGGAGCCCTTGTTTTCGTGATCCACGGACAGCCCGGAAACCATTTTGTAGGAGGGATACGCGGCCATTCCCTCCGGGGCTTCCAGAATCGAGATCTGCGTTTTCGTGGAATGAACATAGATCCATATCCCTTCGGGTATTTTCTCCGTCAGGCCGGGGATCTCAGCGATATGCAGGCGGTGACCGTCCGTGGCCACAAACTCGCCCATGCCGTCAGAATGAAGGCCGCACAGGTGCATCCGCCTTTCGTCTTTCGACCTTGCCCGGAGGACCCACGCCAGGGAATCGAACTCCTGCGGGGTCACTCCGCTCCCTTCCCGGTTGATCACAATCGCGTTCTTCTGCCGCTCATTTTCATCAAAGAAAAGGTTTTCCTGCTTGCCCATGGATTATCTCCCTCCTGTTGCTATAAACGTCGCAATCCCCGTCTCTTCTTGTACCCGCCGCCTCATGATCTCTTCATTGCTGTTGCCGTCGCTCAGGTGCAAAAGCCAGATTTCCCGGCACCTTGACAGATCGTTGGCCTTTAGGAACCCGACCACGGTATCGAGGCTCATGTGCGATCGCCTCACCCTCCGACCTACCACCTGCGGGATGGATCCTTGCTGGATGTTGTCGCTCAGGATGTCCCCGCAGAAATTGCATTCAACCGCCACCACATCGAGACGTTTGAACCGGACCGGCGAGTAGGCCGAATCCGTGAGGTAAAGAAAGGACTCCCCCTCGAAATTAACCATGTAGAATCCGAAGGTTCCCTTGATGTCATGGATGGTAGCGAAGGGCAGGACATGCCAACTACCGACGGAGAACACCTTCGCCTCAATAGCGCAGGCATGATGCCCTGATACCTGGGCGGCCGTAAGCGTTTCGGCTGAGGCGTAGATGTCGAGTCCTGCCTTCGCCGCATCCTTCGCGCCCTTGCAATGATCCATGTGCCCGTGGGTGAGCAGTACGCCGTCAATCCCCGACGTGTGAAATCCCATCCGCTCCCGGACCTTCCGCCAGGGGATGCCGCATTCCAGCATGACAACGGTCTGCCCGTCGGAGACCGTATAAAGGTTCCCGGAAGATCCGGAAGCGTATGGGGTGAAGGTGATCATCTTAGAACCCCGGGCCTTTCCTGGATGCCGTTCCGGTCTTAGCCTTGTCGACGCTTGCCCATGCCGGGCAGCCTTCGAGGCCCTTGCACTGATCGCAGAACGATTTTTTCATAATCGAGCCCATGCGGTCCGGGCACTCTCCGGGGGCCATTTCTTCGGTGTCTTCCTGCCCGGCCGCCCCCTCGATCTGCTTCGTTTCCGTTTCCTGCTCGGGGATGATGTCGATCACCTTCCCGGTGTTGGCCTGGTCCTCGATCTCCGCTTCGGCCGCCGCACGGTCGCCCAGGTCCTCGGCGTGATTCATTCTGTCCAGGAGCAGGGACTTGTCAGACGAGGCGTTGACGATCTGCTTGCACAGCTTGTTGACGACGGTCTTCGTGGCCATGTCGGCGGTAAATTTCCCGTGGGTGGAATCGGCCTTGATGTCCCCTTTTTCGGTGATGGGGTTCATCTTCGACTGTTTCCACCCCTGCTTGATCTCTTCGATGGTCATGATCTCGGCCCGCAGAGGTTCGCCAGCTTTATCCAGGGCGATGGCATAGGCTCCGATGATGTTCTTTTTGTCCACGTTGCCGAGTTCCTGTTCGTGGATGAGGACGCTTTTCTTGCCGTTCTTGATGCCGTACTTGAAGGAGTCTCCCTCATAGACCACGGCATAGGCGAAATCATCAATGGCCGGCTGAACCATCTTCGCCACGGCCATGCTGCCGAAATAGGACCGCTGCGCCGTCAAGGCCCTCCCGTAGACGATGAAATAGACCTGCTTCTTGATCGGGTTGAGACCCTGTACGCACATATCCAGCAGCGCATTTGCAATGCTGTCTTTGGTGCAGACATCCAGCGCCTTGTTGTGGTTCCTGTCTTCCGTCTCCTGAAGGATCAGCCACGCCGCCTTGAGGGCGTTGCCGACCGAATACGAGGCCGGGAGGTCGATCTCCCGATTCTTCACGAACCCCTCGACCTTCGCCGCCACGACGTCAACGACGGTGCGCTTCATCAGCGCGAGGCTCGATTCCTTCGTTGTCGCGGGCGGTGCCGCCGCTGCCTGTTTTGCCTGTGTTCCGTTTGCTGCTGCTGCCATTTGTTCCTCCCTTTTCATGAGTCCGTAAGTGTTAGTTATTTACCCGCCAACCTCGCCGCCTTCTCTGCCCGCTCCACCCTCAGAGCCTTGTCCTGTGGGGAATGATACAAGTTGATGATCTGGCAATTCATCGCGGGGATTTCCCAGACGCTTTCCCTGTTGTCGATGAAGACCGGGGGGGCTATCCCGTAATGTTCCTGAAGGGTCCGGATGATATCCAGCCCGCCCTGCGCCCGAGCTGCCGTATTGAGGCCGGCATTCTCCGGGACCCCCTTGACGCGCATTACGCAGCACTCCTCAATCCCGCCGTTCACGAGTTTGTCGAAGAGCTTAAAATCCACAAGCTCGAACTTTTCATTGATCCGGCCCGTGAGGAGTGAAACCTTCTTGACGATGAACGTCTCGATCAGGAAGAGCATGTGCTCCAGCTCCTCGAACTCCTGGGCGAGTTTCTTTTCTTCGGCTTTCAGGTCCTGGATGCGCTTGTTGTTGACGGCCAGGTATTCGAACCGGCCCGCCTTCTCCCTGGCTTCTGCCAGCTTCGGCTCGATGCCCGCGATCTCCTGCGCGATGGCCGCGCGGTCCTCGGCCACGGAACCCTTGGCGTCGGCAATGGCCTTTTCGAGCCCGGCCCTTCTGTTGAGAAGATCATCCCGGCCAATGATGGCCGTGTAGTCCGCGGCGGCGATCTTGGCCGCGTCGCGCTCGGCGGTGAGGCGGTCAATCTCCGGGTTTTGCTGGAGGGTATCTTCCGGGAACTCCTGAGCGGATAGCTGTTCAATCTCCCCGGCGATCCGGTCACGCTCCGTTCTCAGGCGTTTCCCTTCGGACTGCACATAGGCCAACCGATCAGCCTTGGAGACATTGAAAGCCGCCCTTGCCTTCTCCCGTGCCGCCTCCACCTTGTCCGCGGGAAGGCTCTGGCCACAAGCAGCGCAAACGCTTTCCGTGGTGTCTTGGAACTCTTCACCGTCCACCCCGTTCCATTTCTCGCGGAGCGTATCCAGTGACTTGTCGAGGGAGACGAGACGTGCCTTCTTCTCCCCGATCTCGGCTTTGATCGACTTTGCCTTGCGTTCCGCCGCTTCTCCGGCGTGCGTGTGTTCCCGGATCTGCTGGTTCAGCCTCATCATGATATCGGTCTGCTGCAGATGGTGGGTTGTTTCCAGCCCGGATATCTCGGCGGCGACCGCGTTCAACTCCTTCGTGAGAGGGGCAATCGTGCCGCCGGTATCCACTCCGGCCAATCGCAGCTTGGCTCCGTTCAGTTCACCCTCAAGGGCGGTAATCTCGGCGGTGAGTGCTTCCTTGTCCAGGCCCGTCACATCCGGCAGGCCCCGGCGTGCTTCATCGATCCTGACGGGGATCTGGTCGATCTGCCGGTTGATTTCCACCCGGCGGCCCATCGTGACCTTTTTCAGATCGTCCAAGGGGGCCTTGCTCACAGTGTACCGGGCCAGAGCGACAGCGAGCGGGGCCAGAGATTCATCAGATGCGATTATCTCGGCGTCGGGGATGTCGCCGCAGACTTCCAGCAAAAGGGACCGCTGTTTCTGCCAGGGCAGGAGCGCGAAAGCCGCCGGGTTCGTGAGGAGCCGGAACCGCCCTTCATCCCCGAAGATTTCAGAGACCCGCGCCTTGTACTCGTTTTCCTTCACCGGCACGCCGTCGATAAAATGGTCGGTTGTGTTGCCGGTCAGTTCGGCCTTGGCCTGTCCTCTTTTTTTGGTCCAGCATTCATGATAAATCTTTTTCAACGTCAGATCGTTCCCGGCGGTGATGAAAACCGCCTCAACGGTATGCTCAAGGCCGTGCTCCTGGTTCCCCGTGGCGTCAAGATTCTTGATCTCGAAATCGCCCCGCCCGAGCGAATCCTTGCCGGTAAGGAGCCAGAGAAGCGCGGACATAAGGCGCGTTTTCCCTGAGCCGTTGGCCCCGTAAATGTTGGTGTTTTCTCCGCAGGCGTCCACGATGATCGTGCCGCCCTGGAAATCCCGCAAAGTGAGTCTTTTCAGTGGTATTGTGTTCATTAGATCCTCCCCGTTTTTGTTGTAACTCCTGCATGGTCCTCGTTGTAAAGCCGCAGCCGTTCCTCTCTGGAAATGGGAATCTCGTCACCACACATTGCGCAACGATCCCGTGCGGCCCATCGCGGATAGGTGTTTGTCCGCTTGTAATCATGTTCCCCGCCATTCAGGCAGGCGGCCTTTTCGGCCTCGTGATCGATTGAGATCGAGGTCGTATAAACAAAGTTCTTTCCACAAGCCGAACACTCTTGCTGATACGTCCGGTCTTCGTCCAGGCCGTACCCGTCATCGTGGTTTATTTCCAGTTCCGCCCCGCAATACGGGCACTCAACATCTTTCGCCATCTTCTTATCCCCTCGGATTGTAAATATTCGTGACCTGTTTCCCGTTTGCCGAGATGAACCACTTGCCGTTGTCGCCGTCCACGATCTCGAGATCCTCGATCCGCCCAAACGTCTGGAAGTTTCCGCAGAGGTCCACGACTCGGGCACACTCCTTCTTGGCGTGGGGCCTGATGGATCGACCGATCATCTGGTAGTACAGGCCCAGGCTCATGGTTGGCCGGGCGATGATCACCGTTTCAAGCTCCGGATAATCGAATCCCGTGGTGAGCACTCCCACATTGCAGACCACGGGGATATCACCGGCCTTGAACCCCTCGATAATCCGTTCCCGGTCCTTCTTTTTCGTCTCCCCGGTGACGATCGCCGCGCCGGGAATGTTGTGAACGAGGTATTCCGACTCCTGCACGAACCGGGTGAACACGAGGGCGTTTTTTCTGGTCTCCATTTCCCTCTCGATGGCCATGACAATCTTGTCCTGGAAGTTCAATGCCCGGTAATATCGCTGTACCGATGCGTCCGTGTAGTCCGCCCCGGTGCTGTTGACATCCAATCGGGCGCGGTCAAACCCGTTCGCGTCCCGGTACTCCATCCGCGCAAGGTATCCGGAATCGAAGAGAAAGCGGTTTTGGACGAAGTAGATCATTTCGTGAAAGACCTTCGGACGGGTGCGGGTCAGGAACCGCAGTTCTGAGCCGAAACTGTTTGAGGCCAGCCGGTAGGGCGTCGCGGTCAGCCCCAGAACCTTGGCCCCGGCGTTTTCGAGGGTAGCCAGGAACGTCTTGTACATCCCCTCCTTGGCGTTCACGAGGTGGCACTCGTCGATGATCACATAGGGGAAGTTGGTGAACAGGTCTGCCTTATTGACCACGCTCCCGATGGTGGCAAAGGTGATGTCCGCGACTTCCTGCCGGCCCTTCGATGCCGAGTAGACGGCCCCGCGGTATCCGTAGGATTCCAGCTTTGCAAGGTTCTGTTCAAGGATCTCCTTCGAGGGCTGGAAGATCAGGACAGGGGCGAGACGGGCCGCGATGTTGGCGATGATCAGGGACTTGCCGCTCCCGGTCGGAAGGACCATGATGGCGTTCCGCCTCACCGGACTCTTGAGGAAATCGACGGCGGCTTTTACGGCCTCTTCCTGATATGCGCGAAGGGTGTAGCTCACCGTCCCCCCTCCGTCACTTCCCCGACCGCCTTGAACATCTGCCGTGTGTTTTCGGCCATGAGAAAATTCATGCTTGCCCTGTGGCCCCGGCACCAATCGTTAGGGCCTCCATCCGTTCCGTTGTATTTGCGGAACTCACAGCCGGGAGTCCGCCACTTTTTGCAGCTTGCGCAGGTCCCTTGCAGCATCCCCTTTTTCATTGGCTCCTCCTTGACTTCCAGGATTCTGACCCCACAGGACGGGCACCATGACCAGAAGGTTTCTTCGTGCCCGCAGATCGGGCAGCGGTAAAGTGTTCTTGTGCTGGCCATGTTGCCTATCCTTTCAGCCGGTAGACCACCCTCGACCGGTCCACCGGATCATGTTCCGCTCTGACGTCCATCAGGTATGGTCTCAGGGCTTTTCGAACGTCGCTCACTCTGCCCGTGCTGTTGGCGATCCGCATTTCGTACAAAATTTCACCATTGGAAACCGGCCCGTGAAGGAGTCGCTTGTAAACGCTCCAGTTCTGGGAGTCGGGCTTGAACCCCAACTGTTCGGGCGTCGGTCTGTCCAGGGGAAGCATCACCTGTTTCATGGCCTGCCGGTCGGCTTCGGCGAAGGTCATGGTGTCACCCTCCCGGCGAGGCCACAGAATCCGAGCGGAGACGCTGCGGTCTTCTTCTTCGTCCAATCACACTCGATACATCCGCTCTCTTTTTCAGCGTAATTATCACCCGATTCCAGTTGACAATGGAGGCAGGGGCCGTCGTCCGTGACCTTGTAGAGTCGTTCTGTGTGAAAGCCGTTTGTTTTGCTTTCCCACCGCCACATCATGCAGGCAGAGGCGAGGCAGTGCTTGTTGAATATGTGATCCCCCGTTCCGTCGGCCGGAGAATGGCAACCGAAAATGGGGCAAATCTTAGTTTTCGCTTCCTGCTCGGTCATCCCGCCACCCCCATCAAACTGAAATCCCCAAAGGCCCAGATCATCATGAAGGCGGTCAGAAAGAGAATTCCCACAAACACCACACCCCCGATCCGGTCTTGAAGGTCCCGCCGCCGCCTGAACTCCTGAAGCGTCAACCACTGGCCGCCCACCCTGACCATCGATTCCATCGTGCTTCCCTCCTACTTGATCTTTCCGCACTCTTCGACGCGATGAAACTTGTTCGCCAGTTCCTTGACTGCCGCCTGTGCCGCCTTGGCCTCGTCGCAATCCCCGAAGTCCACGCGGCAGAAATGGTAGGCGAGCTGGGCGGCAAGACGGATATCGGCCTTGAAATTGAACGATGAGCATCGAAAAGATATCCCGGAAGAAAAATCGAGATCGGCCTCCCGGAGATTGGCCTCCTGGAGATCGGCCTCCTGGAGATTGGCCCCCTGGAGATCGGCCCCCCGGAGATTGGCCTCCCGGAGATTGGCCTCCT